TGCGCCAGATGGTGCGGTCCACTGCATCTTTCTTTCTGACCACTTAATGCCGGGCCATATTTTAGGGTATAACTCTTGCGATTTAAATATAAGTTCTCTTAACTCTTCGGTCGTATGTCGCAAAAGCAATCCACTAAACTGTGGATGCCCCATATATCTTAAAGGGTCAGCAAGCATGGCATAACTCTTGCCGCCACCTGCACTGCCACCATAAAGAACTTCTCGTTCACTTGCTGCCAAAAAATCAGTTTGAGGTCCTACATTTGGCTTGAACAACACATTGGCTGTTTCTTCAATTGGTGTTACATCATCTAGGTTTGATTCAGTTATATTAACTGCACTACTTGATGTATCAAGCTTCGGCTTCTTTTGCACCTGTTCTTTGGGTTTCAATTTCTTGCGCTTTGGCGATTGCCTTTTCCGCATAGTCTGCCCACTGGCGGATGCCTTTAGCTTTGTTCTTACGCTGTCGTTCATTTTCCAACCGTTTTCTTAACCCTACATGAGAAATATATCTACCAGTATTAGAAGATAACCAATTAGCTACTTCTCTATATGAATACTGAATAACGTGTGTTCTTGCTTCATCTAATAAATCTAGTTCTTTTTTTATTGGGTCGAGTATATCAGGGTCGGACTCATTTTGTTTATACCCAAAGGGTATTGTTCGTGCTATGCGTGGAATTTGTGTCCACTCATTATTTTCTTTAATATCTGTTGGTTGTGGTAGTTTCCACTTTCCTATACTACGTGCCATCATTAACTTCTTTTGGTGGCATTAGCATTACACCACCTGTTGCTTCTACTTGAACTTTTTCTGTTTTTATTAAACCACTTCTATCAAGTAATTCTTTTGCTGCAGACATCTTATCACGAATGCCAAGTTCTGTTGGGTCATACAAACCACCCACCATAGCCATTGCAGCTTTTGGTGCATTACGTGCCATATAAAGTTGTGTAGCTTCTAGTATCTCTTCTTTTAAACCTTTAACAATAGCTGATGTTTGTGTGTTATCAGAATAACCTGCAAGTTTCTTCGCAGTCACTACATCACCATTTGCTTCTTCAAAAAGAACACTTAGAAACTTTTCTTGTCTTTCATTAAGTTGCCTAGACATTTTCTTTTGTTTCCGTTTTTGATTGAACTTGCACAGAAGCTCTGTTTCCATTTACATATAAACCAGACCAAGCTGCACCTGCACCAACAACCACAGATACAAAACCTGCTTGTGCATTATTAGGGTCTGGTAAACTCATAAACCAATTACAAGTTTGATAGAACACTATCATGTACGCTAAAATTAATGCACGTGGAATAATCCGCCATGCATCTAACTTTTCAGGAGTAATCACTTAACTTACCAATTCAAAATGCGGCGCATCAATAAATGCCCGACGGCCCTGTGAGCGTCTGAGGTCTACGTAAGCATTCATCAAATCTTCAGATGAACCTTCCCAATCAGTTAGGTTTTGATGCCAAGCTGCGCCCCATCTTAATTTTACATTATTATTTAAAGCAGCTTCTTTAAAAGCATCAGCAATGTCATCGTACAAATTGAGTTCCCAAGAAATTCTTGAACCTAAATAAGCGACAACATCGACAGCATCACCTGTCAAGTGAAGACTTTTCATTGTTTGACTTGCGCCCTTATCTACAAGCTCACGTTGTTCTGCTTCCGTTCTTAAACCACAGGTCACACCAAAATCAATTTTAGACAGTTTGATGGCCTCGCAAACTACTGAATGCATTTCATTTTTAACACCATTTAATCTTGATAAACTCTTTTGTGAAAGTTGGAATGCCATCTTGTATCTCCTTTTCTTTTTCTTTTTTGCTATGTGTGTTCTTAAATGGCGAAATAAATCTTGTGTTATTTTGTCAATCCTTTTTGCTTCTCATATGTGCGGAGTCCACCAATTCCGAGCATGCCGCCCAAAACAGTTAAAAGTGTACCCATGTCAAATTCTGGAAGCTCTGGTAAATCTGCACCTGCAAAAGATGCACCAAATATAATTAAGTCTTTTAAAATAAAGTGATATGCAAAAGCAATCGCACAGACCCACCCTACGGCTGGTCGCCATCCGCCTTTAAATATTGAACCTGATGCTGCTTCAGCTTTATTTATTTCTAACTGAGCAAGCATAGCTTCCTGCGCATGTTTTTCAGACATGGTGGCTATCTCGTGAGCCAACTTAGCCTTTTGGTCTTTGTCTTCTATAAACTTATCAAGTATGTTTCCGACAGGTCCTATCAATGCATTTACAATAGACACTATCCTACTCCTCTTCTAAACTTTGCAGTCTTCTTTGCAATAGATTTTGGTTGTTTGACAAACTGTTTGCCTTTACGAGTACCTTCTCGCTTGGCTTTAGTTGTAGCACTATATTCAGCACTTGTCAAGGATTTTATTGCTTTTTCAGGCAAATAGCGTTCTCCAGTCTCTGAAGATGGTTTACCTGATTTAGTTCGCCACTTTTGTTTGCCCCAAGAGACTAAACTTTTCTGTGATTTTTTTAATGCCATTTATAATGTACCTTTCAACCACAATGCCCAATAAACAATACCTATCATTCCTACTACAAAAATAGCTATGCCTAAACATATACCAAAAAGTTGGGCTAACTCTTCTCTTCTCTTTTTTGCTAATTCTTCTTGTACTCGTCTTGACTTTCTTGCTTCTGCCAAAAACTTTTGCCAATCATTCCAAAGTCCGGGTCTACCTGTCCAAATCATTATCTCTTTTAACTGCTGTTCATTTTGTTTTATTTTTTCAAGAGCCATAAATTCTTCTAAGTCAGATGCTTTGTGTCCTCTGTTTGTTTTTTTATTTTTTCGTCTTGTTAATTCTTCCTTGGCACATACAAAATCTGATATCTGCTTTCCTGCTGATGCAAGCTCACGTCCATTTTGGACACACTGCTTGATAACAGCAAAGGCGGCATTTGCCGCTGCTAATTCTGCTAACATAAAATTTCCTCACGATGTTGGGATTAGGGGGTATTAGTTTTGTGAGTTACTTATATCCACCGCCTGCTTTTTTATAAGCAACGGCTAACATTTGTGCTTTTCTTGCCGACCATTGACCGGGCTTTCCACCTTTTGAGCCAGCTTTAATTCTATTAAATATACGTTTTCTTAATCCGGGTTTAGTGTAGTTACCAGCTTCATTAACTCTACTTTTGCTTTTCTTTTTAGTACTTTTCGATTTACTGCTTTTTCGAACTGACCCACCTTTCTTGAGTTCTTGTTTTTTCTCCACGCCTTTAATTGTTCCTTTGTTGGCGGCTCCGTAGAAGACTTGTTCACCTTTCTTCTCCCCATATTGTTTCTTCATGGCAGATTGTATTTTCTTTCCTTTAGGTGTTAGTGGCATCTCCTTATCCTATCTATTTGGGTCATAAAATTCTTCAGCTGCAACACCAACAAGAAGTGTATCTGCTGCTGACGCTGCGACAATAATTTTGTCTTCTGAATGAATATAGAGTGGTTTATCCATTGTCACTAGATGTGTTATTGTTTTTGTATTTGAAGCATGAGCATCAAACAATGTAGTTGTTGTATTTGCCTTTTTATTATAATACTTAACTGTAAAGGTTCTATTGCTACCATCATTATTTGCTATAAAAACATTTTCGATATGTGCTGCAAAGTTTTTTGGAACGACATAACAATCTGTATCGTTTGTTGAAGACAACGCAGTTATGTCTGTTCTAAACTTTGAACCCTCTGCTACTCTAGGCATTATCTACTTTCCCAATACTCATCACCATAATCGTGACAGATTTCTTCGTTTTCTTTTATTTCTTTAACCGCAACAAAACGAATAAAGCGGTTATCTTCTTCATTAATTTCCCACTCAGCATTTGGGTCTGAGCTATGATTGTACACCATGCCCAGACCAAGTGCGATGAGATACTCTTCACAATCATCATTGGGAGACTGAAACATATAATCATGTAGGACACAATCTTCTCCCACATCATCGTCATCTGTAACCAAATAAGGACACAGTTCAATCGTATCTCCAATAGAATATTTTCTATCAGCGAATACACCTTGCCCATGAAGTTGTGAATCTTTGACATATGGCATTACTTCTTTTTCTTTGCCATTCCGCCACGCATCATCTTCTTCTTTGCCATCATCATGCCACCGCCACGCATTTTCTTTTTGGACATCTTGGCCATACCACCGCCCATCATTTTTTTCTTTGCCATGCCGCCACGCATCATTTTTTTCTTCTTAGCCATTTTTGCTTTTCCGTGCATTGCCATTTCGTAGTCTCCTTCTGTCTATTACTAGGGTTTGATATATGTCGTCAGGAAAATGTTTATAATATCCTGACTTCGCTAGACTCATTGCTGCGTCATCCAACAATGAAAGTTTTTGTACAAAGACCATGCAATAAGATAAATTCTTATCTGTTACACCGTCATCGACAAGAAAATCCAGACCTGCTTCTTTTGCATCATAATCTGGATGAAACACCATTAGGTGCATATCATGCCCTGCTAAAGACAGAGCTTCATTTATACCATCACAGAATCCATCAAGGTATTCTACGTCAGGCAACAGATGACTTGCCCATATAACTATATCGTAGTTATGACAGTCAAAGTCAACTATCTCTTTGACCAGACCTTCTAAGCCTGTATTAATACTAAATGTAACCTTATTATCTAACCATGCTTGTTTAGCATAAGGACATGGTGGTAAACCATTTAGTTTCTCATTCGGTACTTCTAAAAATTCATGCGACCATTTACGAATGTCAGCTTCTATTGGATGCACGAGTTTTTCGTTTTTGTTGTTCAATAAATTTTCTGTAGACGGCTGCGGCTGCTTTTTTGCCAGCAACCCTCGCCCTTTGTTCCATAGCGATTGCAGCTTGCGTCTTATGTGCATGACTACGCCCAGAGGATTTAATCTTACGAACAGATTCTTCAGCATCTTTAACTGTAGCAAACTTTAAACCTTTTATTGTACCTTTAGGATTCTCATCTGTATAAAGGTCGCTGTGTTTCTTGGACTTTGCAGGTTGTCCTTTCTTTCGTGGGATACGTTTCATTAAACATTAAAACCCATCTTTCGCACAGCTTCTTTACCTTTTTCAGATTTAGCTAATTGTTTTAATCCTTTGTTTGGTAGGTTATCCGTAACATTACCACCTGCTGAATACATATGCTTTTTACCATTG